TTTTGGGATGGTAATAAATCCTTAACAGAAATTTTTTTAAATTGAGCCTTGACAATATCATCAGTTTTGTTTCCATCTTTTGTTCCTAATATGACCCAATCCTTTCCTGTTTCCTTGGTTAAGTTTTTAGGAAAGCGGTCTTTAATACCTTTTACAAATGGCTTGAAAATGTCCAATCTACCTGCTGATAAATCCTTTTGAAATCTCTGCATATCAGTAGGTTCAATAACAGGCATATCTATTCTTTTGACAGTTTTTGCTTTTTTCATTTTATTCTGAAGCATTTTATAATTACTGTCAAAATTCGGCAATTCGCTTTCTAAAGATTTACCTGCACGTTTAAATTCATTGGCAGAATATTCTCTTGCTTTTTGTAAAGGAACGTTAGCAACATTCAATGAAAATTTGCCTTCTAAGATTGATCCAAAAAATTCATTTAATGCTATTTCCCTATTTAACTGATCTTCCTTTAAATATTCTCGATAACCCATTCAACCTCCTTTAATAAGAGTGGCCTCACATATATTTATAATACCAATAAAAAAAGGAAGGATATTTCTACCCTTCCTTTTTTTCTATCATTTTTAATTATTCAGATTAGAACAATTGTGATACGTTATCGACACTCCATTTAGTGTAGTATCTGCTTGCACCCAAAAGTGAGCTAGTTATGGCGTATCTGGACATCACACCGATTCTTGGAGTGAAATCTTCTTGTGCCATAGCTCTGTTGAATAATCCAGTAATATAAGGAGAGTAAATGATACCTGCATCACCAACACCCGCACCCTTGAATCCTGCAAGGATTGAGTCATCAGTGTTGTATGTATCTCTGAACACCTTAATCATACCGTTCAAAGAACCAATTTCTGCAAAGGTATTTGTAGGATTAACAGCTTGTGTGTTTGCTGTAAATCTATTACCTGCAAGAGATTGTAAGGCTGAAGCAACTGAAGTTGAAACAACTATGAAGTTACCTGCACCCCTTCTTGTTCTGGTAGCGATGTCGTTACATTCCTTAATAATTCTGTTTGCCATCTGAGCGATTCTTTCCTGAGTCCATCTACCATCAGTAGCAGAGATGTCAAACAGTGCTGTTGATGTGGCAACTGACTTACAATTAGCCAAAAGCTCTCTATCAAGTTCTGCTTGAATTTCGTACTGAAGTACATTTACCATTTCTCTTTCAATGTCAACACCATGCATTGCTTTAATGTCTTGGGCTGATTCGAGAGAGAAAGAAGCACCTAATTTTCTAGTTTTAGCTTCAATGGCGACCTTATCGATCTTCATTTGAAGTTCTGGATAATTAGTTCCCAATAAGAATGCTTCACCTGCTGATGTATCTACACCTGTTCCTGCATCTGCTGTACCAGAGGTACCAGAAGTTGAACCTGTGAAACCTGAGTATTCAGGTACTACATCAAAGGATGCTTCATTGCTATCGGCACTTCCTTTGTAAATGAATCTCAAGGCATATGCTAGACCAACAGGGCCAGTCATAGCTTGTACGCCAACAATTTTGTTAGCGAACAGATCGGGGAAGGTTCTTCTTACCAATGCTAATGAAATTGGGGAGAAGGCACCATCCAAACCAGCATGTGTTTGAGATGTAGTTGTAGTAATTGAACCCTGACTCGCTTCAAACAATTTTTCTTGCTTGATTACATTCTCTTGGTTTTCCAAAAGAACGGCCAAGTTTTCCTTAACAAATTGATCTTTTTCGTCAGAGATATTAAGTTTTCCCTTAACACCACTCCACTTTTCGACCAACCGTTCTACTTTACTTTTTTCTGCCATTATATATCCTCCTAATGATTTATAACTTATTGCTTTAAATATTTATAAAAGATTACAGATAATTATTGACCGAATCAATTATTGATGTCATTGGATCATCATCATCATTAACATCTTCATTTAGATTGTCTTTATTATCTTCTTCTTCTTTCTTATTTTCGTTAATTGCGCCTTTTGGATCTCCTGAGTCTTTGTCAGACAAATTAGGATCTTCGTTTTCATCCAGGTTTTCCTTTTCTGAATCTTCGGATTCTGATACCATTTCCACGATAGCAGTAATCTTCCCTTCCACTTCATCAAAAGACTTACCTTCGCACAGGGCTTTCACTCTTTCAATTTGAGTTTCAGTCAAATCTCTAGTTGATTCGGCCACCAATGCTCTGATAGAACCCATTTCCGCAAGTTCAGAAAGCTCGATTTTGTCAGCTAACAAGTCAGAATTTTCATCTTTAAGTTTTTTGACTTCCTCTTTCGCTTCCGCAACAAGTTTTTGCCCATCAGTGTCAAGAGCAACATACTTTTCTTCAAAAAGTGTCTTGATTCCCTCTACCAAAGGTTCTAAAGTTTCGTTGATTGCAATTTTTGTAAGTGTTTCATCTGAAATCTGTTCGGTAATAACAGCATCCAAAAAGCCATCCAGCCTTTCAACCATGTTATTTTCCAATTCTTCCATTTTCAAATCATAAGATTCAATAAGAGCTTCTTTTTCTTCGGCTACCTTCTTGGTGATTTCCTGTTCACAGAATTCCTCTGCCTTTTCTTCCAATTCAGTAGTCTTTTCATCCACCCTTAATTCCACTTGTTCATCAATCATTTTCTTGACACTATCTTCAAAGGTTTTCAAATCTTCTTCTGACAGTACCTCTTTTAATTTTTCAGTAATCTTCATGTTCTATTTCCTCCTGAAAATTGATTTAAAACTAAGTATTAGTCCTATTAATATTTATAGAAAGGAAATTATCAAAATTTCCATTTTGGGAATGTTAGTGGGTTATTTTATAAAAGGCCCAGTATAAAATCTCTTGGCTTGATGTTATCAGGCACCTCATCTAGTAACTCTTTGGCTTCCGATCCCTCAATTACATAGGAATCTGAACCCTCTGAGATTGTAATCTTCTGAGAATCTTCATCAATTCGGACATCATAACCCTTCTTCCTATTGGCTTTTGCATCCGAAAGTAAGGTTTCTAGCAAAGGATCGGGCAACAACTCGATCCTTGCACTCACTTCTTCTATTAAAGTTTCTCTAAATTTCATGTAAATACCTGTTATTTAAACATCTTGGACATTTTGAATATCCAATTCGCCTGATCGGGACTGAAAGAACCTTCCTTCTTGTAATGATCCTGCATTCCCTTACCCATCTTGAGCATTTCATCCTGCTTTTTATCCCTAGAATCATTCTTTTCCAAAGAACCTACGATAGCATCCAAAGTACCTTTGGCATCTTCCGCACTCCCTTCTTCTATTTTTTCTTCATCATCATCCTTTTCATCATCACCCTTTTTCTTTTCATCATCTTCCTTATCTTCCTGCTCAGTGAAAGTTCCAAACCTTCCATGAGATTCATTTAAGAACATGTTGTCCAGGAATGAGTAATCCGCTGGTTCTTCCTTTTTGTTTTCTTCTGACATTTTTTTACTCCTTTAAAGTTTTATACCGCCATTTTTTTCTTTACCATATTGAATATCCAAAGCTCTCATATAATCCATTGATTGATAAAGTCCCTCTCCTAAACGAATTATCGCACCAATATGTGCATCAGACTTTACCCAATCGCCTTTTCTTAAAGAATCCTTGAGATTTTTCATTCCAACTTCTAGGTTTTTCACCTTAACCTTAATACTGGTTGGGGTTTCTGGTCTAGTCGGGGAAAAGAATCTCTTATTTAAATTGGGCTTTCTTTTATCCGTCTTTGGATTTAATAAACTACTTAGGGAACCCACTCCGTATTCTTTTAAATATTCCCTAAATCCTTCCATATTACATTTTTCCTATTCCAATATCCCCAACATATACATCAGCATTATCCACATATTTTTTATTTAAAATCGCATATTTATCCGAACCACTCTTAATCCAATATATAGGCATCATTTCAGTTGAAAAGTCATATTTAATCTTTAATTTCTTCAACTCCTTACCAACATCCATAAATGATTTGGCATTCTCTACCGCTGATTTCAGAGTAGGTATCAAATCTTTTGCTTCTGCTAAAAATTCCCTGAATCCTTCCATAATAATTACCTTTTTCCTTCTTTTTTATCTAACTCACTTAACCAATATTCAAACCATTTAATACTTTCTTTGACTTTTTTAGTTCTAGGATGTTTCTTTTGTTCATTTCTCCAAAAAGCCAATGCTCTTGTAACCCAACCCCTATCATCAGCATTAACCTTTCCCAAAGGTTCAGGGCCAGAAGGTCTTTCCCCCACTTCTTTTAAATATTCTCTAAGTTTCATTATTAAGCCTGTATATCCTTAATAAAGTCCTGTAAATCTTCTAAAATTTCTCTTGAACCATGTTTAGAAAGGTTTTCTTCCAGCTTTTCAACCGCCTTTTCGACAATCTTATCACCGTCAATAATCCATTCCCTTCCTTCCATGATACCTTCTACAAAGGCATTCGGGGCCGATGGGTCTGCAACTAGATCGACAGTAATCAATTTAAAATCAGGGTTTACCTGTGAACCATTTAATGACCCCACACCCCTAGTAGAAACTCCTAATTTAACACCAGCCTCTAAAAGAGAACTGGCGGTTCTTCCTGATACGGTGTCTAAAATCTTGGCCTTACCAATCCCGTTATTTCCTTCCATCACTAGTGATTCAATAACATGGGATACATTCTTCAAATTAACAGTAGGGGTAGGTGGGTGATCCAACTCTCCCAATGCCCTGTTTGCTTTAATTTTTTCCTTATTGAATACATTGACTTCCCTTTCCACGATATTCTTAGGATATACCCTGCCGTTTTTATTCTTCACTTCGGCTTGAATATATGGGCCTTCAATTCTGTATTCCTTTGATTTTCCGCTTTCTGCTTCTGAAATAACTGTGCTCAGTTCTTCCACATCCACGAATTCTCTTATATATAACATTAATTTCTCCTATGTATAAAAGACTTTCAAGGTTGGGTATAAACTTATCTTCCAGTTATTTTATCTACAAATTCTTCTTTTTTGGTTTGGATCTTACCGAAAACCTTCCTTGCTACAATTGTATCTACCCTGCTTTTAAGGGCAGAAAAATCTTCATCATGTAGGGTTCCTAATAGTGTTCCATCATTCAACTTATCCATTTTATCACTCCTTATTAGTGTTTATTAGTATTTATATTATTGAGCCGTTGCGCTGGTGGCCACCTGTACTTTTGATGCTGGATCTGATATATTATCCACATACATGTTTCCGCTGGCATCAATATATGTCACATATATGGCCCCGCCGTCCCTTCTAAAACTGACAATAGTCACCGACTGACCTCTATAGGTTGCCGTAACATTTAACCCGCCTGAAGATAACTTGACTGTTAATTTTACAGGTGTGGTTTGTAAATTCGGTATATTATCTTCCGCTACAACATATACATCATATGTTCCGTTTGACAGTCCAGATGTCGTTAATTTATTGTCAACACCAGAAACCAAGGCATCATCCCCACTCCACAACGGAGATCCACCACCAGAGGCTTGACCATTTTTTACTTCCGTTGCTGTCGGACTAGAGGCACCAGATGTTACTACTACCGCATAAAAATGTCCATCTTCATCTATTTTACCATGTATATCAAAACCCGATGTCTGTAGACTTCCGATAAACGGATAACCCGCCGACCAGCTAGGCACCTGTATATCCAATAACAGTTTAACAGAATTGGATGTTAAAGTATCACTGGCTTGAGCGACTGTATATACATCATATAAATCTGGTGCAAGACCACTAATTGTAATAGAAGCAGATGTGCTTGGTGTTAAAGCAACACTTCCTGCAAATGGGGCAGGGGAACCTCCAGATTCTTGGCCAGCAATAATTTCATCAATTGTTGGAGCCGTATCATTATAAGCAACCGCAACCATATATGCGGATGTTGTCACATCAGTTTGAACAATAACATCCGCACCCGAAATCATGTAATTTGAAAGTAACGGAGTTCCATTTTCAAATGCGGGAGGTGGATTAAAATAACTCGCACCTATAGCAATTTTTCCTGTTTCTGATTCATAAGTGGATCTTAATTTTCCGAATAATCCTTTTTCATAATCAGTATAATCACCAGTTCCTGATAATGTGATTGCAGGGTCTGGAGCGAACTCTGCTGAAATTGTACTTGACCAAGATGGGGCAGAATTAACAAAAGAAACATCATATTGAACATTGTTTTCTTCTACTATCGTATCTGTATCTGTGGCAAAGAACGATGCTCTACTTGACCCCGTAGCAAAGTTATTAAAATAATAATTTATTATTTCTGGGCCTCCACCAGCCTGTTGACTTACCCCCCCTCTTAAAATACAATCTGTTAATTTAAGGTCGTTAGTTCCTCCAGAATAAAAAAGGCTTATAAATGTAGATCCGTAAGCTATTAAATCGTCCCAAACTTCAAAAGTGCTTGTGTTTTTTATATAACTATTGTAATAAACGGTTCCAGCAACATTTTTTGCATGTTGTGGCCTCCAAGTTTCAAAAATACCGTCTGCTATATCAGGCCCGTCAAAATAAATTCTATTAGGATTTGATGTTGTTGTTCTTAGTCTCCAAGGGCCGTATAAAGATAAATCCCACGCTTCAACCCTTGAAGCCAATCGGAAGTTAAAAGTAATAGCACCATAATCATGATCCCCTCTTACTTTATATACTTCATTAATATTTCCTGTTCCACCTACATCAACTCTACTCTTAAAATCAGTAGGATCAAAAGGACTTGTTTTAGAACCCGTTCCAGATACTACTGCATCTAAATCAACAAAGTGTAAATTTTCATCAAAGTCTATACCTATTGGCCATCTATCAGCAGATATTGTTGTTCCATCTATATCGTCAGTAAATTCTGCGGATACTGTACTACTTCCATTATGATGTAAAATAGAATCTTTACCAATATGTAAATCTCCACTCGTAGGCCCAACAAAATCTATATCAGCGGATGTTATGTTTTGAAATCCTGTACTTCCCGTACCATCATCAGATGCACAAGCGGTTTTGGGGCCAACTACAAACTGGCTACTTGGAATTCTATCTCCTGCATGTGCAACACAATTTGTTGCTTTAGATGAAGAACCAGTAAAAAACGATCTGCTGAACCCATAACATGAACAGTTATAAAATTCTGGTGTTGGGCCTGCTACCCAATTTCTCCAAGCATAGTGTCTACCTGATGTGTGTGGATTTACTGCGTTCCATTGAACTACTTTATAAAATTTTCCTCTCTTATGTCCACTCGTAAATCTAATAGAAGTTCCCGCAGTATCAGTTCCTGATTGTTTTATAAGAATGTTTTCCCATGTAAGATCCTCATTATTTAATGTTGTCATTCCAGAAAAATTAAACTGAAGGTCTTTTAATCTAAACCAATCCATATCACCATGCGTACCAACAATTATCACTGAGTTGCTATCAAAAATTCCGTTATGTTCATGACCAGAAGTAGCTCTTACTTGGACATAATCGGCTGATGTTGCTGATGTAAATCCTGTAAAATCTAAACTTTCATTATAAGTTCCAGAACAAACAATAACATCAGCAAAACCAGTAAATGTACTTAAATCGTCTGGTACATCATTAATAGCAGTTTGTATAGAAGTGAAATCTTTAGAACCTCCAACATCAACTAATTTCTGTAGCGGGAAGAAACTTGCTCCCATTCCAGCACCTTTATTAAATTCATTGTCTGTTGGTCTTGCATTACCAAACAAACCAGTTGGAGCATCTGCACTCGTAGCAGATAATTCCGCATTAATAGTTACTGCTGAATCTACTTTGAATAAATTAAAATCGGTATCATTGTAATCTGGTAAAGAATCTACTGCACTATAACTAAACTGACATCCAGTTGCGTTTACTGTTCCGAACCCTGGATAATTTGATGGAGAATCGTCAGCTTCAGTAATAACACAATTTGTTAAATTTAATGTGTTACTTCCTGCACCTCCCGACCAATCAGTTCTAAGAATACAGTTTTCATAAGTTACTATTGTACTCGAACCCGTTCCTGTATGTGTTGGTGAAACATCAAATGTACATCCTTTATATGTTTCATCATAAAACTGATCTATTGTACATCCGCTTAACAAAAACAAACAATTGTTTGCACTTGTATATAATCTATGAGTTCCACTGGCATCTTTAATAATTCCATCTTCTATTAAATTAATACTTCCACCACTTCCAAAACCATGCGTTCCTCCAGAAGCAAATTCAACTGCCCAAGGGCCATTTGAAACTGAATCCCATCCCTTTATTTTTGCATATCTAAGAAGTCTATCAGAAGCAGTATTTCCAATTCCCTTCATTATATAAGTATCGGAACTGCCAATGCCACCCGTATTTCTTACTCTATCATACCATGCCTTTCCATTAATCGGACTTGTTTGAGATCCCACACCAGATACACTTCCAGTAGTAATATTAACATCATTTCCTAAATCAACATACCAAACTTTATTATGATCAATTCCGATTGGATAACCATCTTCTATAGTATCTCCATCAATATCTGTAGTGAAATCTGCTGATAAATTAGTTCCTTCATGAACAAGAATAGAATCTTCTCCAAGATGAAAGTTTCCACTTGTTGCTCCAACAAAATCTATTTGTTCGTCAGTTAAACCACTAAAACCACTTGTTCCAGTTCCATCTCTGGATGCACATTTAGTAATATTTGAAGCAGAAAAATCTATTCCAGCACCAGCCGAATTTGCATAACCAATACTATTTGTTGCAACAATTCCATTATAACTATAACTAAAATTATACGAAACACAATTCAAACATTCCATAGAACCAGAAGTTACATTAAAACCAGCAGTAGAATCAATAGAACCACTAGTGTTTCTCACGCTAATTACAATACATTTAGCACTACCGCCATTAGTAACCAATATTCCTGAAGCAGATGTTGTAGATGTTTGTAATAATAATTTATCAAATGTTGCGCTCGTACCAGAAACATTTATTATTGATTCTGAACCACCAATAATTTCTATATTTTTAACTTTAGTAAAATCGGTTCCTATTAAATGTTCTGAACCAGAAACGACTACTCCCGAATTAGTTATTCCTAAATGTTCATCTCCATCTTTTGCTCTAATCTGAATATAATCTGCCGATGATGCATTTGAAAAATCAGAAACATTTATAGTTTCTATATATGTTTCCGCATCGACAATAATATTTTGAATTCCGTTTCCAGACAAATTAGAAGGAATATTTTCTATTGCTGATGTTATTGTTGAAAAAGTTTTAGTTGTGCCTACAAAATAAACAGTCACATTAGAATTATAATCCACACCAATTGGCCACTGAGAAATTGTAGTTCCATCTATATCTGTCGTAAAAGCACTTGTTAATTCTGTACCAGCACCAATTAAAACAGAATCATTATTAATATGAAAATTACCATTGTCAGGATCTACAAAATCAAATTGTTCATCAGTAACATTTAAATAATTATCTGTTCCAAAATCAACCGATTGCAGTAATGTTGATCTATTAGTAGCATTATTACTTCCAACCGCTCTACCATCAACAGTAAAAAATGCAATATCATCACACTTGGCTACACAATTAATATATGTACATGGTTTCCCAGGAACACCGCCATGAACAAAAGCATAATCAAATCCCCAAGAAATACAATTTCTAAATGTTGGACTTTCACCGTTACCATTATTATTCCATCCTCCCTGGCCACCAACAGGAGTGGAACCTGGATACCATGATATACATTTATTATATTCAACTCTATCTACATCATTACCTTGACTAAAACCTATTGTTATTGACCCAGTTGCATGAGCTTTTACTAAAACATCATCAACAAAACAATCAGTAGTTACGCCACCAACAGTAAAACCACTTTGACCGTTTCCAGCACTTATTACTAAATTTTTAACTCTTGTCCAAGAAGTTTCTATAAGAAGTCTGCCATGTAATAAAACCCCAGAAGTAAAATCACCAAAATGAGATGCACTCGAAGTTCCACTTATTGTTATGTAATCAGAATTTGATGCATTTGAAAAACCAGAAATAGTAGTAGTACCATCAAGAGAATACGTTCCTGCTGATGTTATTACAACTTCATGAACACCAGTGGCACTTAAATCAGTAGGAATGTTAGATACCGCACTAGTAATAGTTGGATAAGTATCTGGTATTAAATATTGTGTTGCCAAAGTTTCACCTATTAATTAACAGTTGCACCACTAGCTATCTGCACGTTTACATCTGGTGAAGTGATATTGTCTACAAACATATCATTACTACTGTCAATATAAGTGATATATATTGATGAGCCGTTTCTAGTCACATCCACGATTGTTACAGATTGTCCTTTATAAGTTGCAGTTACGTTCATTTTTTACACCCCTGACCTTTAAAATATTATGTGTAAATATTTATAAGCTACAATAGCTTTTTCCTGTTTTTCTTTTTCTTTTTAAGGAAATCCTTCATTTTCTTTGAAGGCATGATGTTATCATACCCATGATATTCAGAATCTTCTTCTTTTTCCTTGTCCTTGTCATTTTTCTTGGCAAAGGGATTTGGTTTCTTTTCAGGCTTCTTCTCAGGTTCATCCTTATCTGGTTCTAAGTTCTTATCTTGGGGTGTGCCGTCCACTTCTGGTTCCTCTGGTTCCTCTGGTTCTTCCTCACCATTTCCTTTTTTGGCAATCTCCCGTTCATCTTCCCTTTCATCTTCTTCATCCCTGATTTCCAGATTTTCCTTCCTTTCCTTTTCCAACAATTCCTTGTTCAAATCATATTCCTGATCCGACATCTGGAAATAATGCCTCAATACCATTTCCCTGGCCAACGGATTGTTGGGTTCATCAGGCGAATTCATATATGCAATAGCGGTTCCCAAGATATTCAATCTGGTTTCCATCAATTCCAAATCCTTAATTTCCTTGAAGAAGTTGGCCTGAGTAAAATCAACATCATACAAACTAGACAGAAGATATTTCTTCATCTTCTTATCATCCTTGTACTTGAATTTAATCTGTTGCATGAAAATGTCCTTAATCATTTTCTTGAATCTCTTTTGAGTCTGAATAACAAACAGGTTAAACTTCAATTCTTCCCTGTCTAGCTCCCTGCCCGTTGTGTAACTTTGCTGACCCAGTTGAGAATCCCATCTGGTTTTGGGTAACTTCAATGACTTGTACATCTTGGCCAAGAAGTACCTTACATCATCCAGTTCCCCCAAGTTCATTCCACCAGCCAGAGTTTCCACTGATGTTCCCTGGCCGTCACGTTTAGCGAACCAGAAATCTTCCGCTAGTGATTGAACATTTCTTGAGGAAAGGATTGACCCTGTATTTGGATCGTAATTCAATTTCCTCTTGTATTTGTGAATTATTTTCTTGATATATTCTTCTGCCTTGGCATTGGGCTGTCTACCCACTTCAATATTCCAAACCCTTCTTTCAGGTGCTCGAACTAGTCTGTAAACTATCAAGGCATCTTCAAGGTTTTTCAACTGGTTATATGGTCTAATTGAAGATTCTAGGTAACCCCTAACATCCAGTAAATCCTTACCGACGTTCCCCCAATGTACATAGGCAACCTGATTTGATTCCATAGGTTGCATTATTTCTGTTCCCTGTTCATCCACCATAGATTGCAGAAACCCTTTAACCACGCCCGTCTTTGAATACACTGGGAATGTTGTAAAGGCGGGTAATATCTTGTACCCAATAATATTTTTCTTTGAATCATCCAAGATGATTTCTACATATAGTTCACCCTCAATCAGCCATTTCTTGTACAGCCCATAAAGGTTATCCCCCACATTCAGGGCCACATCAGTAACATACTTGAATTCTTCCCTCATTAACCTTTCAACTCTTTTAGGAAGTTCCTTTCTAATTTCCAAATGGGTTATAACGCCTTCATGGTTTTCAACGATTGCTTCATCACACATAATATCAAGAGCTTCTGAGATTTCGGGGTAAAAACTCATTTCACGATATTTTGCAATTCTCTGTCTTTTGTTAATGAATATCTGATTAAAATCAACTACTCTGGTACTGAAATCACCAAAACCTGCACCCACATTTGGGGCACCCATACCCATAGCATTCATATCATATTCTGTAACGGACATTCCGACAGAATTATCTTCTAATTGCTTTGTTATTAGGTCATCAAGAGTTTTGTTGGCCTTAAATGGAGCAGAAAAAGGGTTCAAAAATTTTAAGTTATCAAATATGCCCATGTTGGATATTCCTCTTTTTTCTTATATTTATACTATCCTTTACAACCTAAAGATCAGATATTGGGCCTCAACCTGGGAAATACTAATTCCATAATATGTACGGGCATAATACCTTATCACTTCCTCAACTCTGTCATTGGGGATGTGTCTAGGCTGAATCATCCTTTTTAAGTAATACTGTCTCACAGTTTTCTTGGATATTTTTTTCATCATCACAAAAAGCCTTTGCCATGATGCTAGTCTGGTTAATCTTTTATTTCTTTCAAAGGCTTCACCAGTTAAATTAATCGTCCTATTCAACCATATCTGTCTAGGTCTTACAGGTGCATGGTGGAAGTTAATGGCCCTAAACATTTTTTCGTTTTCCTTGTTTTTATGCAATTCATAAACAAAAACAAGTGGCATAACATCCCAAAATTTCAATTCACTGTATGGATATTGTGTCTTGTCAAACCTGTATGTGTAAGCGTAAAACTCTCCTGGCCTGATTACCTTGGCTCTTGGGAAATTATCTTTAATGAATTTGACATACTTAGCCAAAACCCCGAATTCTGATTTTGGTTTAGGTCTAAATGCCATTTAAACGCCTAACTTTTTTAATTGTCTAATAGTATCCTTCGTTTTATAATGTCGAACTCCGATTCCACCAGCGGTTGTCCATCTTCTAATTTTTCTTTCCAAATCATCCACCAATATTGAATTGGAATCCGCATACTTCTCCTTTGCCCGTATGAAAATGTAAGGAACGTTTGCTCCCAATTCTCTTTTAACCCATTTCGCCTTTCCCGTTTCACTTCTCTTGTCTCTTGACGGTGTTGATAATATCGTAGGATTAAATTTCTTTACATAATTCCAAAGCTCCTTCCCATCCGACATCCAAGGCATTTCTGACCAAAACTTTTCTCCATGATCCCCAACCGCTTTCCAAAACTCAGGTTCCCCATGTTCCTTTTCATAATCATTCGCTTCATCACCAACTAGCTTGTAAAACTGTTCTTCAAAATCACACAAAACCCCATCCATATCAATGTAGAGTTTCTTATCTACCTTTTCGTTCATGTAAAACTCCTTAAACTTCATCATTCTCTAGCCATTCCCAAAACGATTCGCTTTTCTTTTTCTTCTTCTTCTTCTTTTTGTAAGGATCTAAAGGTCTTGATGTATACCCGAAATACTTTGCAAAGTTTCCACCACCACCCAAACTAGATACATTACCTGCCGTTGTTGTCGTGATTGATGCCATACTTTCTTCATCCAGTTTAAGCATCTTTTTCAAAATGCCCATGACTAGTGCGTAAAATCTATCATCCTTAACCTTGGGATATTCTTTCTTAACAATCCCCTCTGCTTTCTTCCAGAGTTCTTCTGCTCTGTCCATTGATACACCTGCTTTATCAGCAAGCGATTGTAAGGCTGGTGCTGGCATTATCTCTCCCCCTTGATAATATCATGAGTATGGCCATGTGATGTTTTGACATCACCCTTTATAATCATATGCACATGGTTTTCATCATAGCTGGTATACCCATCACCATTCTCATTCATATAAACATTATGATCGTGATTGTTTTTACCATCCTTACTAGACACCCCTGCTTGTTCAGTCTGTTCGTCAATTATAACTCCTAACCATTCTCTGAATTTCATGATTACACCCCATCGACATCTTTATCCTGCATATTTTCTATTAACACCATTTTTGTCAAGTCATCCATAGATATATCATGTTTTTCAATTATCTTTTCGACATCCCTCATTACCCGTTTGACTTCACCCCTTCGGTGTATGCCACCCTTGATAACAATATCATCATAAAAATCAGTATCTACTGTCTGTAAATAAATGAACGTGTTGAGTTGGGCGGTTCTACTGCCTAGCAACCTCTTGATCTTGAACATTACCTTGTCAAAGAAAGAAAAATCAGGATCTTTTTCTTCAATCTCATGACCCTTTTCGGTCAGCTTACCTGAAGCATCCACATATCCCTTCTCAAAGGCTTTTGTATTTTTAATTGGAGTAATTAGTTTCTTTAATACCACAAAGGATAATACTGCATTTACTTTTTCTTTCTGATTAAGATCCAAATCTGCCATATTATGTTACCTTCGTGCTAAGTTTAAATATACCATCCTGTAACCACTTAATATCAAACGGGCCGTTTGCCACTTCCCTGTTTACCCCATAATCAATATAGGCTAGTGGTACTCCCGCACTAACAGGTGTCGCTGATGTATATAACAACATCCCTCCCACCACGAACGTAGCTCCCGAAATGGTAATATCGTCTGCCGTAAAGAACGGATCGGTTCCTGCCGACACTACCTTACCTGTCAATAAATACCCACCCTGTTCATATCCGATACTGCTGGTGGGTATCTGTGTTAAAGGCAACCCTGATGTACCTGAACTTTCAAAGCTCATGGTTGCAGATAACGAATCCGCACTAGTCACAATGTTGTCACTAGCCAATGTTTCTTGAACCAGCAATACAGCAACATCATCACCGATTAAATCAAGTGTTCCATCTAATAAACCCTCTTTCAAAATATCATATGCTATGTTAGCCATAATTTCAATTTCCTTTTATACACATATTAAAGATATTTAGAAACCTGATCGTGAATATTTTCCATTGATTCAGAAAGTAATTTCTCCTGTTCTTCGCTAATACTTTCAACTTTCTTACCTTCCTGTTCTTCATCATCCTTATCATAATCTTTCTTTTCTTCCACTGATCCACCAAGCACTTTCTTGGCAATTCCAGTTGAAGCACTAGACAAGGCTTTCATGAATTCGTTTGATTTTGGATCATCTGATAAACTTAATCCTTTAAGTAATTGAACCGCTTTAAGTTGAGCATCATTATCCGCACCCCAATCTGTATCACCCAAATCCTTGATTATTTTGGATACATCAACATTTGCTTCATTTAATTCTTGTTCTGACATGTTATTTACTCCTTTTAAAAATTGGTTTTAAGTATTTATATATTGATTATTTTGTCAACAAACTTAAATTTATGCTGATTATAATACTTCTTCCTCTCAATCCAATGTTTATATATGTGATTCATACCCAATCGGCCAGTTCTCTTAACCCATGTCAGGTCATCCACCATGTCCCAAAGCACCAAATAATCCTTTGTACTGTGAGTTCGCAACCCACGCCCCAATGCCTGTAATACCTTAATTTTGGCCTTATAACTGGATGCAAAAACTACATGGTGTATTTTCTTAATATTCACACCAAGCGTGAAAGTCCCGTAACTAGCCACCAGCACATAATTTTCGGCTTCATTCATTTTTCTTCTGATCTGCTCCCGTTCCTCTGTCTTGGTTTTACCATCAATATCCGCTATCAGATATTTCTCATCCAGGGTTTCTTCCAAATAATCTAAAATTAATTGCTTGTGTTCCAAGTGTTCACAAAGAATCAATACATTCTGCTTATCCTTTACATTCCTGAATATGTAATCAAACCCCTTATTTCTACCTGAATATCCCTCAATGGTACGGACTTCCTCTGGAAACGGCCTACCGCCGTTCATCTTATTCTTATCCACCATTTCCTTGGGATACTTCAATAGCAGATTGACTATCCTTAACTTGGCCAGGACACCATCATTCTGTAGCTTTTCATAACTGACTGTTGATATTACCTTCCCTAGATACCCGAAAATCGTATACAATTCAGACTGTTCATGAGGCAAGGTTCCAGTGGTTCCGATCCTATATTCAGCATTAACACACTGTCTAGCCACCTTATTGATTTCCATTGCCTTGGCATTATGAGTTTCGTCTATCAGTAATACATCATAGGGTTCAAAGAATCTTGGAGCTTTCTTGCTTACGGATTGCCATGTAGTAATCAATACACTGCTTGAGAAATCTGGGGTAAACCCTGTACACATTCTGGTACAGTAATAACCAACATCATGCCAGCCATATTCCTGAAAATCAGAGTATATTTGACTGACTAGATTGATAGAGGGAACTACCAGTATGAATTTTCTTTCGACATCCTGGGCTAGTAACATCCTGAACAGCACATATATGATAAGACTTTTTCCAGAGGCGGTGGGATTGAGAATAACCCCTCTTTTATTTTTGATGGAATTTACTACCGATTGTAGCTGGTAATCTCTTAATACGATTGGTTCTCCATCTTCATTAGTCACCCCCTCTAATATTTGTTCGGAGAATTTTTGAACGGCTTCCATGTCTATTTTATTGAATAGTTCTTTTACATCAAAATTGAATTTGTACTCATATCCATAGGATTTACAGAACTGGTGGAAATAGGGTAGTAAACCGATTGGGAGTCTGCTGGTAGTTAGGTCGAATTGGGAAACTTTACCGTCCCATATTTTGGCTTTGACTTTAGGATGAAATTTATGATTGGGGATATAGCAGGAGAGGTAATCTTTCAGATTGAAATCTTGGGAGACATCATCTGTTCTGATTCTTACATAAACTTCATTTTCTTTTTCAACTAGAATCATTATTCACCCTTGTTTATCAACAAAGGTATTTATAATCTCAAATCAGGCATCTACAGAAGATGGCTAGTTGGTAAGTGATTCTATGTATTATATTTAGCGTGATATACATATCAAGTTCCTTTTATAAATATGAAAGGGATCGTTTCCGATCCCTCTCGTTTTTGTCCAAATGCGGTAGCGAAATTCCTAAAACGACACGTTATTTGGATACATTAAATTAACCAATAAACTGATTCGTTTTTTCTTGCCCTCTAAAAAGTAATATTTTAAAGAGATCAGATTTTTTCATTCTTCCCCTCTATAAAATGTTTGAAATTGTAGCTTGTTCATGAGATACCTCCCACTTTAGAGTTCAAATTTAACTTGCCAATTCTTTAATTTTCTTCACTGCTTGTGGCGATTTTAGAAGAACGTTTCCATCCTTAGTCACCGTCCCTGTTTTGTTGACCAAGTTCATCTTCAACAATTCATCCTTGACTCCTTTCGGAACAGTTTTCTTTGTTTTGGATGCACCCCACAAGGCCGACAATGCTTTATCGGACGGAAGTTTTGCTTCGATTATTACATCAATATGTCTTTGGATTTCTTCTAGGATATTCATTTTTGAAACCTCTTGGCAAAAGTTCGTAATGATGAACCAGAATGAAAATCAGGCATTATCATGTCCATAGCCTTACCTAGATCGTTGTACTTACCAGATTTCATAGCGACAACAACCTTCTTGATATGCTTGTCCTGATACTTGCCCGATTTCTTTGCTTCTTTTTCAAATCTCGCCAGATCGTAATTTACTTTTTCGTTTACTTTTTTTTTTCATCAACTTTTTCTTCATCATCAGAATCGTCATCTTTTTCTTCATCATCTTCATCTTCTTCATCATCATCTTCCATGAATTTCTTTTTCTTAGGATAGTTTTTTTCTTCCAATTCTTTGTCCTTCATTTTCTTTTTGATGTCATCAGATTCTTTATCTTTCTGTTCGTCTAATTCCTTTTTCTTTTTATCTTCTTCCGATTCTTCATCATCTTTTTCATCTTCCTGTTCTGAAATTTGAAGAAACTCTTTCAGCTTCATTACTTTTTTGGATTTCTTTTTCTTTTCTTGAAGTTTATCCGTTTTGGCTCCTGGCATATGAGATCCATCGTGGCCGACAGTACCTTCATCACCCTTATTGGGAAGTTTACCAGACTCTACATCAGCAACTTGATCTTCATTCTTTTTGCCTTCCTGTAACTTGTCCTTCTTTCCACTAGGCATGTGCTTACTGTCATGTCCCGTACCAGCGTTTTTAGAAATTTCCTTTGAGGAAGGTTTCTTTACCTTCTCTTTGCCATGACCCGAAGACGTAGCACTCAAAGTTCCACGCCCTCGTTTGGTTCAGATTCATAATAACTGCCATGTTTCGGGTTCACCTGAAAATGATATCCGGTTCGCTTGTTGTTGAAGGGATCCAGATAGATCGAGAAAGCATCGTCCCAGCGCGCGCTCGCGCCCTGTATCAGCTGCCGTGCCCTGATCTGATCGGGCTCCCGGTCCCACATGCGGGCCGCGACATAGAGGTTATCGTCGTCGTAGGCGATATACACGAGCGTCCGCTCGGTCGGCTCCCCATGATCCACCGGATCGAACTGGTGAAAATCCTCGATCATCGAGGCCTGCGTCCAGGTCAGGTCGTCGAGAACGCCGTCGAGCGTGGGGGCCGAGTCCGTCCGCGAGATCGCCATACGCTTCTGATCGACCGGAGGCTGCGCGCCTCCGGCGTCCTGGGCGGCAGCCGAGGCCGTCCCCAGAAGAAAAAGCAACGGTGTGAATTGAGCAATCCTGATCATAAACAGCGGGGCAGTCCTTAGCCTCCAGATGTCGCGAACGCGAATAACGGCGCTAGTTTGCCAGAACCACGGGCGAGGCGGGATTAAGAATCCTTAAGATATGAGACGCGCCGCACGGTTCCGCGAACCGAGCAATCGCGCGCTTTTCCGCATAATGCGCCGGTCGGAATTGCGCTAGTTGCGCGTGTTCCCGCCGGGGCTGCCGCACCTCTACTCGACGGGTTGCAAGCATAGCCCGGACCGTCCGTGAGCAGATCGAATCCGTCCATGATCTTCCGCGCCGCGGGAGTTATCCGAGGGCACGCACATATAGATGCCGTGGGGAGAGAACGATATTCGCGACGCTCGCGATTCGGAGAGCCGGCGCC